GTTCTTTTTCCAGCTCGGTGATTCTAAAATTCAGGTCTGCTATTTGTTGTGTCAATAGCCCTTGCGTACCTATGTATTTCCGCTGGCGGTCTGCAACGTCCTGTATCAGCACAACACTTTGGGCGTCGGCCCGCTCCATGCCCTCAAAACGGGCACCAGCAACCCAAGTGCCGACCAATATGCTAATGGCCATACCAACGCTAATCGCTGGCAACGAGCTTGCCTTGGATATTGGGCTATTCATCTATGTTGGCGTCTACCAACAACAAGTCCAGTTTTTTCTTTTTTAACGCCGTGTCAAAATCGTGCTCTTTTGTTTCTGTTGGTTGGCTTTTTTCTTGTATAGTCAAACCAGCTTTTTCGGCACTCCTTACCGCTACATTTGTTTGGTTGTAGGCTGGCCAAGTCACGGGGCTAATTTCCCGCAAGTCTATGTCCAGCAACGTCCGCTCTACGGGCTGTGCTTCTTGGTTCCATTCGTCACGGATAGTTAAAAACCCGAAAGACATTTGTTTAACCACGCCCCGTTGCATTAAATCCAACTGCCTGTCTGTAAAGTCGCTGGCGTTGGCTTCAAAAAACAACCCGCCTTCCCTTACTTCTAATTTTAGCCCAGTTGATTCCCGTGTAATTGGGTCGGTGCTGTCGTGTTGCCACAACATAACCACGTCCGAGTCTTGTAGCGTTTGGTCAACGGCCCTGGCGTCAACCTGTTCTACAAAACCGCCCAGGTCGGAACTTTTTTTATTAAACGGCACGGCCATCCCAACTATTTTTTGGCCCTGCTCTGTTTCTCGTACCTCGAAATTTTCTATGCCGTAGTCTCTACGTTCGTAACTTGCTATTCCCATAATAACCTCAAGTGCTTGGTGAAATAAAACAGTCGCACCCACTATGCAACGGCGGGTGCCCTATGTTAATCGATGGAGTTAATTTTTTGTCGTCGTCTGTTTCTACTGCCTGGCCAGCTTCTACAAATACTTGTTGCGTGCCGACCTTTTTACCACTTAGCCGCTTGCACCAGGGGCAAGTATCGCTTCCACTTGTAACCCAGCGCAAAGCAATAATCCCCCCAGCAACGTATGCGTATTTGCTTATCGCCGAGTTGGTTTGCGTAGTTTGCTGGCGAGCTACCTGGGCGGCCCGTTTTTCTTCCCACTTGGCCAACTCTATTTCCAGTGCATTTAACACCTCCTCGAAGGGCGTCACACTTATTATTTGTTGCAACCCTTGGCGGTTGCGTTTGGCGTACCTGTTGGCACCCACAGCGGTATACTTTTCTATAAATTCTTCCAACTCGTTTGTAAAGTCGGTCGGGTATCCAATTTCCAGCGCCGCTTGCGTGTAAATTTGCTGAGCGTATGTGCGTATTACTGGCAACATCATCATCATATATATTTCTTTTAATTCGCCAAAGTAATAATCGGTCAAAGCCGTATTCAGCCCGTCTGTGCCCCTTTCGACTGTGCTGAATGGGCCACCCGTTAACTCTTTACTCATAAGCCGCTTGACGGCCTTGATTTCACGTTTAACCATGCGTTCCGCTGTATCTAGTATCAAAGGCTTGGTCGCTTCGGCTATTTTTATGCGATTTGCCAAACTGCGTATTTCCGCTGGCCTTGCGTCCTTGCGAACCTGTAAACCACTGGCCAAAACCTTTTTACGCATAGCATCTGCTGGCGGTTCTTCGTCGTTGCCTTCTTCTGCACGGGAAACCGATTGTATATTTAGCGGCATCCAGTGCACACGGCCCGCTTCTTCTTCCAGCGGATTCATGTTTTCTTTAGTCCGCCACTCGTTTATAGATAGCGCCCCGTTTTGTAATAGTATTTGATTGGCCTCTGCCCTAGCTCGAGTATCTGGCCGCAATAGATTGTCCAACTCGAATTCCACAAAAGTGCCGTCCAAAGCAAACCGCTCCAGTATGCTTTTTCTGATTGCTTGCTCCCACCTAGTAGCCCAGGGTCTGATGCAGTTGGTTGCAAATGATCGGTTCTGCTCAGTCACGTTATTGAAGGTGCTTCTATCTAGCATCTGTATTAAATGCGGGGGCACCCCAAACAAACGGGCTATTTCTTCGCCCTGGTAGCGTCTTGTTTCGATAAACTGTGCCTCGTCGGGCGAAACACTCAGTGCAGTCCACGCAAGCCCTTCTTCTAACAGTGCGACCGAGTGTTGCTTGCCCGCCCCGTGTGCTTGCTTCCAACTGCGTTTGATGTTGCTCCGTGCTTCTGGCTTTAATTTGCCTGGATGGCTTAATATGCCCGATGGCGTTGCACTGTTATGGAAAAACCTACTGCCATACTTTTCGCTGGCCGCCGATAAAGCCACTGTGCCCGCCCCGACTGTTATCGGGCTATAGCCAATTAATCCGTCACTCGACAACCCTTTTACATGCAATATTTCTTCGGACGAAAACACTCTCTCTTTGCCCGACGTTTCTTTGTAATGATACCTAATGGTATTGCCACCGCTTAGCTTTAATTGGATTTTATCGGGGTGCAACGGCACTATGGCCGTCAACTCTCCAAGCCTGTTTGTTTCTAGCCTACAAAAAAAGTTGCCCCGCAAGCACAAATGCCCTTGGCCCATTTCCACAAACTCGACGGCAGTCTGAAAGCTGTTAGGTTGCCAGCGGAGCATGTCGTACAATCGGTTTGCACGATCTCTTTCCTTGCCGCCGTCTGGAATTTCTTTGTACAAGACCAACGGCAGTGAACCCAATGTGCCCGATATTAAATTAACTGCGGCCCATACTGGCGATTGCCCCAGTGCACTCATTGGGGTTACGTCTTCGTCGTCGTAGCGGCTTATAGGTTCGTACCAAAAATCGTCCGCTGGGCCTGGTGCGGCCCGCTCCTCGAGTCCACTAAAAATGCCCATAGCCTACAGTCTCCCCATTCTAAAAGTCCCCAGATACAGGGAAAGCATTCCCACGGCTATTAAGCTGGCTGGCCAACCGCCCAAAGCCAATACGCCACCGCCTACCAACAGCATGCCGCCGTATATGTGTACGTCCCGCATATCGAAATTCTTCATAATATTGTAATCCCTTCCGTTTCGTAAATGGATTCGTGGCTTTCCCTTAAACTAGCCCTACCAATAGCCATGATGCTTGCTACAATGCCGTCGATCTTGTGCTTCTGGCTCTTGCCCTTGTCTGGCTTAATGTTGTTGGCAGGGTCGTGGCGCACAGCCACGTTATTAGCTTGCCAGGATAAACATTCGTCTCCCCCGTGTGCTAGCTGGCCACTGACAACAAGTCGCTCAAATTCTTTAGTAGGCTCACTCAAAGACATAAAGCCTTGTCTGACTGGGACAACTGGAATGCCTAAATCGTCCCTAATTTTTATCGCTGTTTGCTGGGCCGACCAAGGGTCGAATGCTACTTCTTGCACATTATAGTCCTGGCTTAACAATTCTATGTCCCGCAGAATAAAGTCGTAGTCTATTACATCTCCAGGAGTGGCAATTACATAGCCTTTCTGTTGCCACGCCCGATAGGGAATGCGTTCTTGCTGTTCCCGCCTTTGCATTGACTCCTCTGGAATATAACACCGCACCACCAATCGCCACAATTTATCGTCTGTTGGCGGGAACGCTATTGCTAGCGCAGTCAAGTCTAGCTTGCTACTTAAATCTAAACCCATGTAACATTCACGCCCTATTAATTCGCCCAAATCTACTGCGTGGTCGCAAGCATTCCAATGGTTGATATCAAGCCACCGCTCTATCTGTTGCGTCCAGCGATTTAAGTGCAAACGGCTAAAAGCATTCATCGAGCTTGGCTCTGCCAACGCCGCCTCGGCTCTTTCCTGTAGAAAGTTTGGGTATATGCTTACCGACAGATTAGGATTCGCCTTTTGCCACGTTTTTTCTGCATACGGATCATCGTCTTCGTCGGCACTGCTAATCCACACGCACCAACTGTCATTCTCTACCTTTTTTTCTAAAACAGCCACCGCATGGTCGTGCAACTGAAAACCGATTTGTTCTTGGTCGTAAATGCCAGCCGTAGTGATGCACAAATTCATTGGCTGGCGGCGAGCACCCTGAGCGGTAATCAGTGTGTCCCAAACACGCCTATCCTTATGCGAGTGTAGCTCATCTACGATATTGCCGTGCGGGTTTAATCCGTCCAGGGTATCTCCCTCGCTACTCAGTGGCTCGAATTTGGACGAAGTTCTAACCACACTTAAATTGGCCCGATTGGCTTTTATGTATCTTGACAGGTGCTTGCTTTGCTTAACTATTTGCGTGGCACAGTCGAAGACTATGCGAGCTTGGTCACGTTTTGTGGCACTGCTGTATATTTCGGCACCAGGCTCGCCGTCGGCTATTAAAAGATAAACTCCCAGGGCGGCGGCTAGCTGACTCTTGCCATTTTTTCTGGCCAACTCGAGCCACAACGTTCGATGTAACCGATAGCCGTCACTTTTTTTCCAGCCAAACGCCTCGAGTATTATTAGTTTCTGCCAGTCCTCTAACAGCATTGGGCTACCCGCCCACTCGCCTTTATAGTGCCGACAATATTCTTCCACAAATTTTACCACCCGCTGGCCAGCCTCCATGTCAAACCAATGGCCTTTCGCTGGCCAAGTTTCGTGTGCCTCCAATATTCGTGCCCTGGCTAGCGTTTCGTGCTTGCCCAACGCCCTGTCGGTCTCCATTAGGCTATTTATCACGGCCATTTCCCCATTTTTGCCCGACATCTAGCTTGATGTCCCCAAAAAAGCCCAAAAATGCCCGTTTTTTTGCAACATCATCGGTGAAGTGGCCAAAAATGGCCGTTTTTTGGCTATATCATCGATGAGGTGCCCAAAAATGGGCGTTTTTTGCAACATCATCGATGAAGTGCACAAAATCGGTGGTTTTTTGGGTACTTCACATGATATTCGCCGACTTCCAGTTGAAGTGCACCGAATCGGTGGTTTTTTGGCGAGTTCATGTGATATTGGCCGACTTCATTTGAAGATTTGGGGCTACAATTGCCATTATTTGGCCAAACGGGGTGCAAAGAGAAATTCCTCCACTGGATTATCGGCGGAAGCTGGCTTGCCCGCTGGTATACCGCTACGGCTAGAGGGGTCTAGCCCAAACCGCCCCGCTAGTTTTTGCATAGCTTGGAACGATTTATCCCTGGCCGCCACCTCTGGTATTATTTGGCGGTAGCCGCTTTCCGATTCAAAGAACCAATTCTGCGGTCCCAGCTTGTTAAGGTACGCAGTTAGCTCTAACCAGTCACCATAGTTCTGGCAAAAGGTGGCAAACGTGCTTGCGTCTACCTCGGCCAACAGCCCAAGCTCTGAAAGCTGTGGCCCAAGTGTGTCCCATATTTTCTTTGCTTGCTCGCTTAAACCTTCTGGCTGTACTGGCTGGCCCTTTGCTACAGCCGTGCCCACAACCTGTCGGCCTGGCCTTGCTGTGCCCTCTAGTTGGTGCAATACGTCTGGTTTTCTTGGCCTTCCGCCTCGATTGGTTGGCATTATAACCCCCCCTCTTTAGTTATGGTTCTATGCTTTAAAAAA